AGCTGATGTACCGGCAACGTCAACAGCCATATACACTAAACTCACAACCGCTGCATACTTAAATGCTAATCCAAAATAGTAACCTATCTTCATTCTGTTCCTCTCAATGTCTTAATCCATTCAGCACGGGTTTCCCATTCAACATCTTCACCAAACTCTACTTGACTTTCCATTTCTTTAACAACCTTTTCAACATTATCAATAAGGTCGTTTTGCCAATGACACGGCCACGGTGTTTGCTTACCAAAATCTTTTTGATACTGTCTAATCTCTTCAAGAGTTTTCATTTTTATCCTTCATTACATACCACTCATATATAAAACCGAGGATCAGCATAACAGTCGCTATACCCAAACCACCATTTCCATAACCTAATTTCCTCAACGAAAGTAGCTGATTCCTTGAACCACTTAACCTGTTCCATCTGTACCTAATCAAGAACCACAGCAAGTACCGTACAAATAATGGCTACCACAAACCAGCACATCCATAACTTAAATTCCCCAGCCAAGATCGCCAACACCTTAAACAACTTCATTAATGTTTTAAAAACACCAAGATCGGCTCATATTTATGCGGCTTGCCTTGATACATACAAGAGTTTTCTAGTTCACCTACGTCCAACCCCTGCATCTGTGTCATCAATTGCTTGAGCTTTCCCTTGTATACCATTCCACACGACTCAAGAATCGAAATGCTATCATCTTCTAGTGGTAGATACCCTGTCGGATACTTTTTCGTCTTGTTTACTTTGATATTCGCAATATTGAAAGCCAAATAACGGTCGGACCTCAAAGATTCCGCTGCATTCTCCAATGTTGGCTGCAAAAACTTGTCTCTCCACACTTCATACGGTGCATATGCCTTGAAACTTTGTGTATCGTCCTGAGAATATTGCTCGCGATGGAAATATGGGGGACTAGTGAATACGAAGTCCAACTTTCCCTTGTATTGCTGGAAGTCAGGGTGATTTCCGATATGTTCAGACCCAACATCAAAAATATGATGTGTATTCTCTCTACGATAGCTATGTCGCACACCTTCCACGTAATCTTCGGGTAGTTTCTTCAACTCCCTCTTATACATATTGCCAAACTCAGGTGGTTCAGCCAATGGAAGACATTTGTTGTTGTAAAAGTCAGCTACCCACTCGTATCGTGACTGTGTTTTCTCTTCGCCGTCTATCTCAGCTGTGACATTATGGTTATTTGTGTTCGGGTCTGTTCCGATATAATGTACGGCACGCTCAGCAGCCATAGCCCCAAGTATACGACCACCCCAACCAGCAGAAGGATCATAAATGTTTACCTTTTCGTTCGTGTTAATGTGACTCGTAAAGTGTTCATACAACCAACGTGCTGTAAGAGCAGGATAGTTAACTGCTGGTTGTCCAAGACTCAACCTAAACGTTTGAAGTGCCTTGGGGAAAATCTTGAACTTTCTTGGGTAGTAACGAACGAGATACATATGATACTGTCGTCTGTCAATCTCATCTAACCGCTGACGTTCGACAAACTCTTCGTCTGTCTCTTTCTTCTTCTGTTTGATCTCTTTACGGTCTGACAACTCATACTCTGTCACACCTTCGATACCACCACAGTAACGAAGCATTTGGTCTGTAATCAATCCTCTGTTATATAGTTCTACTATAGCTGCAGGATGATAAACAACGTATCCCTGTTTCTTATATTTGTTTGTAATCTTATCTAAGTTCTTATCCATATACGGACGAATGAAAACACCAATGTCTGGATCATTACCATACTTCTCAAAGAAGGTTGTACCATCAGAATCAGCCCAATCAATTTCATCATTCTTAGTGTGGTGTAATGACTTCGTATAACTACACATCGAATCTTTAATGAGTGCTCGAATCATCGTGTGCTTGAAGGCATCACGTAGCTCATCCTTAGAGAAGTAGTCATAGATTGACTTAGCACCTTCGACGTTGACACCGGTAGTGATACGGGTCTTTAACATCGTCGGGAAGAACTGGTTGACAGTGCCAGAGTTCTTAGAAAAGTTGGCGACCAGCCCATATGAATGTTCGTCATCTGGATCTTCAGAAAAGAATCCACTGGTATCGTATGAACGTAATGATGAAAACGCTTTCACGATTCCCTCTTCCAACTTACCAATCGTAGGCGGTGTTGGTGACTCTTCGTTATCCCATTGGGTAATAACTTCGCCGCGCAACAAATCAATCCAACTATCGACTTCCTCATCGGTCATTCCGATAAGGTCGTCGTACATCACGTTGGATTCAAAATTGACGATATTGCTTTTTATGTAGAACGGTTTTGACATAGAATTTCTCCATTAAATCATACCTATAATATAACACATTTTAGGAGAAATGTCAAGCTATTTCGTCGATTTTTTGAGGTTTTTTTACCTTCCTTGAAGCAGTTTGGTTTTCTTATCAATCTTACGAATCCGTGTTACCAACCAAAAATTCGTTAAAACAAAATCACCTTTCTTCATTTTTCTTCTTCTTCTTCTTTTTCTTCGGGGTCTTTAGTTCTTCCAATACCTGATCCATAGTAAAAAGTGGTGGTATTTCCTCTTCTATTTCTTCTACCATTCCTGAACCAACCATGAGATCACCATCGGATTCTGAATCCTCAAAGAAAACTTCTTCTAGTGTTGCCATATAAAACTCTAAGTCGCGGACATGTTCTATAAGGGCATCTTCTCTTTTGTTCATACGTTTCAAGAATTTGATTAAATTTTTGACATTCTTATTCTTAAACTTACGTCCACGATTCTTTTTGGTTTTGCTCATATGATAACTCCATTAAAGAGATATAGAGAGAGCAACTAATGTCACCCTCTCTATAAATAGTCTTAATGATTCTCAGTATTTTCTAATTCTTTTTTCAGACGTTGAATTGTTTCAGCCATTTCCCATAAAGCTACACCAGCTTTAATATTCAAAGGGAATCCCTTCTCTCCTTCACGGAATGTATAAAACCCTATATCTCTTTCTACTTCACCGCCTGGTACTGGTAATCGTTCTGCTCGTGCCATACTTCCTTCTTTCTATACTGTGGCAGATGCCTTTATACTTCTTCACCTTCTTTTAAACTCTTCACTTCTCTAATCGTTTTACGAATCTTTGCCCTAACTGCCGGCAGATCGTCTTTGATATCACTTTCCCATATACGAATGAGTTTGTAACCTTTGTTCTTTGCAACCCAATCTTTCAGCAGATCGTTTTGCTTGTTCTTCATTTGCATCCAGTTAATCTTTTGTTCTTCAGTCATTACTTTCTTGTTACCGTGCCAGTAATCACCGTCTACTTCTATGAGGATAGGATATTCCTCAAGTCCTATGTCGTAATGTTTCCAACTGAGCTTGAACGGTAATGGGATTTCAATGTCAAAAGAAATACCCATATCTTCTAATAGGTCTTGTACAGCTTGTTCACACCAAGTTCGTTTTCTATTCTTACGAGATATTCTTGGCTTAACAGGTTTTGCATCAGACAACTTTTTCTTCAGTCGTCTTACCTTGTCTTTAGTGACAAGCCGTTTCTTCCTATTCACATTTTAATCACCGTTGGCATCATACTTGTTCCGTACTTAAATCAAACATTTCCAATTGAAGATCGTGTTTGACCTCTAACGGCAATAGTTTTTCTTTTATGTTTTTCATATCTTCTATCAACTCTGTAACTCGTTCTTGTAGCATTTCAATATCTGTTTGTTGGTTCATCGCAAAGTTTCTATATTCTGTCATCAACTTTTCTGTGTCTACGATTCTCTTATGAACCGCTCTCAAAATCTCAGCGGGTTCCGCATCAAGGGCATTTTGTATCTGTTGAGGGGTTACAATAGCGCTCAAGATCATTCTCCGTCGTCGTCGGTTTCGATGTTTTCATACTTCTTAGATATGTATTCAGATGCGTTTTGTAACCAAACATTTCTTGGTTGTTCAGGGTCAGGTTCTGGTTGTGGGTTCATTTTTTTGATCTTGATACTTGCAGTGGGTTGTGTCTCTTTCCTTGTTTCATCTATTTTCATAGCACTTAATTCAGAAGCTATAATCAACAACTTCTTCGTAATACTATGTATATCACTCTTAACACACTCTACATCACTATGTAGATTAAATATTTTTGTGGCATCGGTTATCTGAGTCACATCCTCGCCGGCCAGCAGGATAGATAATGTCTTATCAAATCCCTCAAAATATGTTTCCAACAGGTGTACTTCGCCCAGCACAGACAATACAGACTGAATTGAATGTAGGTCGTCATCTTTCATCATCATTCCTCCAGCATTACCAGCGTTACACTCTTAATCTCTCCACTAACTTCATCCTTCTCAAATTCTAAGTCATAGAAGGATAACAATGTTTCTAAATTTTTATGACACTGTTCAAACATATAATACAATAGCCGATTAAACGTATCGCTGTTAGCATAAGATTGTTTCAAAACTTCAGCGGCAATATACCACTTCTTAAAATCTTCTTCTTCAATTAACTCTTTCGTTGGTTTGGTTGCGTCTAACTTTCGTCTTAAACCAATCGAATGATCCTTCAATTGTTGTTGAATAAAGATCATTCTAACTTCTAAAATATCATCTTCAATGTCTAATATCTCTTGCAACTCTTCAGGTATTTCTTGTGTATCGTTTGTCATATGTAACCTTTCGTAAGAGGTATGACAGGCTAGTTAAATATAATAAAGAATGTTGTTGGACTAAAACCTATTCGGGAGAATCACCAACCCTCATTATAAATAACTAGCCTATCATATCTCCATCTTCCTCTATAAATAAATATACTTTATCTTCTTTATCGTACTCCAAAATGTCCACATCTTCCATACTAATTCTCAATGTCCCAAATTCTAATGGGTCATCTTCATCCTGCACAGTAGTCAACAAAGATGTTGTGTATGAAATACTAATAGGTATAAACTTGTCCTTCATGTTTGGATTAATAATTACTGTATCTAGTGGCGGCCCCGGTAATTCGGGAATTATCCCATGAGCAGCCTTCATTGCAGTTTGTTTTATAAGTTTGTTCACCACATCTATACCAATCTTAACACAAGCCAATTTGTTACCAAACGACTTTCTAATCTTTGGTTTCATCTGATCTCTGTTAATATAACTCTGCAACAATTCAGCTGTGGTAAAAGCTACAAGAGCTTTTTCCTTGTTGTTCAATTGAACTGTATATAACACATTGCCCATCACTCCACCTATGTAATACAATTCAAAATCATTGTCATACATAGTGTTGTATACAATTTTGGCAGAGATCGTACCGGGACTTTTGATAATATCTTCCCTAGATATTTTATTATTATCACGTTGTAATTCGCTCATACGTTCTCTTCCAATTGTAAATTCTGTTTGGCCTGTGGGGCAAGTTCAAATATTCTTCTCATATTACTACGTTCAACAGATGTACAGTACTCCACACCATCTAATAAAAAGAAACAGAATCCACCTTCTATATAGTAATCACCTATACGTTCAACATTTCTTAAATACAAATGTTGTCTTTGAATATAGTCATAAACTTTAGCAACGATCATAATAAATATCACTCACTCACTTGATCGTAAAGCTTTATGATTTCTTTCTCATTCATAAAACTCATTCTACCATGAGCTAATGATCTGCCAAAGGTATCTGAATTCAGTTGTACCACTACCAATTTCCCTGGCACAAGGTAGTTGTCTATATACTGAAGTTTGTTCCACCACACTCTAAAACTACTGCCATCGTCTGTTCTAACGTTGGCATATGGTTTCCCATTCTTGGTTTTCAGTTTTTCTATTGACCGAATGATTGTCCAATGGTGACCAACAGTCCCACCCTCTTCATCCAAATCACTAATGTGAGTGATGCCCATTTCATCAGTCATTTTCTTGAGCATGTTATTCTTCTCTACATCTTCATTCAATCGGAATCCTAAGTAATCAATCTCAAAACCGAGCAGTTCATCTTCTTCAAACTCATCATCGTTGATTCCAAACTCGTCTAACAAGAGTGTAAGATGTTCAGCATTGAGCACATCTATAACATTCTTATCAGTAACCTTACCATCATACAATGTATCAAGGAAAGTATTGAGTTTCTTTTTCGTCAACGTAGATAGTTTACCAAGTACTTCTACAACATCACACAATGCTTTTCTTGACAACTTAACTCCACTACCATTGATCAACATTGAATCAAACATTCCTAGCTTAACAAGGATCTGTAAGTTCTTGTATGAGATTATTTTCTTGTAATGATTATCCTCATGGAACTCACTGAATGTTATCCAACCGCCTGTGGGTCTATTGGTTTCGATTCGTTTGATCACAGAGTTGCCAACACCGTTGATGCTCTTCACACCAATGTTGATAGTGTTCCCATCCACCTTATAATCTTTCGTGAACGTATTGATATCCCCTATCGAAACTTCAGGCTCATCCAATAGTTTCTTAGCCATATTCAAATTGATAGCTTGATTGTCATGGTCACCATGATGGTGATTGAACATCACTTCAATAAACTTGTCAGGATACTTAGCTTTCATATAGGCAGTCCAATAAGCCAACAACGAATATGAAATAGCATGAGACTTGTTGAATAGATAACCAGCAGCTTCGATTACCTTACTGGCAATATCGTGTGTTTGCTTTTCGGTCAAAGCCATGTCGTCAGGATTACAATACAGATTGTCATCAAGATACTTGTAGCAAGCATCTTTATCACCTGTCTCAGCGATACGACGAAGAATGTCTGACTTACCAAAATCCATTCCCAACTTGTTAAACATTTGAATGAATTGCTCTTGATAAATCATAATGTTTTCAGTAGATGCTAAAATCTCATCGAAGATAGGATGGTAGTCATTCACACTTTTCTCTTCACCGTTTCTACGACGAAGGAATGCTTCCATAGCACCCGACTTGATAACACCGGGACGATAGATAGCATTTACAGCAGCGATGTGTTCCAAGGTTGTTGGAATCATCTTCTGTAGACATCTAGTAATGTTACTACCACCAAACTGAAAGATTCCTTGAGTCTCACCTTGTTGGAGCAATTCGTATGCTCTGTCGTAGTGTACCTGTTCATCTTCCGATAACTCTTCTCTATCGACTGGCATATCATACAAATCATCGACCGTCATATCTACTTGATCCATAATCTGTTTGATAATCGACAACGTAGAGATACCCAAGATATCAATCTTGAGAAACTTCATCTTGGTTAACTCATCTACTTGCCACTCTGTAATGATACCTTCATCTTTGCTTGCTCGAAGGGGCATCATTTCATGTAGAGGTTGACTACTAATAATCGTACCTCCACCTGCGATTGTAACATTCCTAACATTACCAATGATGGTGTCGATAATGTTTACAAACTCTTTGGCTTCATCCTCTGGTAATGCTTGAACAAATTCTTTAATGTCAGAGTTCTTATCCATAATGTCTGTGAATGATGCAACGTCTTTGTTCAAAGATGTGTGACCACTAATTGTCTTAGCAATCTTATTCACTTGAGAAAACTCCACACCAAACTGTTTACACACTTCTCTAAACAATGTGTTTGCTGTGTATCGACTATAGGCAGCACACGACGCAATATTTGAGCTACCCCAGCGGTCAGCAATGTAATCCTTCACACGTTGACGTTCGCTGTCCTGAAAGTCATTATCAATATCTGGTTCCTTGATACGCTCAGGATTCATAAACCTCTCAAAGAATAGATCATACTTGATAGGATTAACCCTAGTGATTCCTAACAACCAACAAATCAAACTACCCGCAGCACTACCTCTACCGGGGGATTGAAGAATCTTTTCTTCATACGCCCAGTTACAGAAGTCTCTAGTCAAAAGGAAGTAGTCAACGTATCCCTTGTCAGCTATCAGAGACAACTCTGTATTGATACGGTCAATATAGATATCAACATCATCCATAATGATTTGACCAGTATCAATCTTTTCAGTCAAACCATCCTTCAACAACTTATGGATATACTCTTTGTTCGACAGATATCCCTGTGGGACTTCAAACTGTGGTTCCTTCAGAGAGTCAACATCAATTCTGGCATTACACCGTGAGGCGATCTCTTTGGTAGTCTCAATCGCTTCGTCTAGGTATTCGTCCGGTATATCAGCACTATGTCCGTTGTCGTGCCAGAACCCCCTCATATCTTCTTCAGAAGCAATGTAGAGATTGTTACAAGACGTTTCATCATACTTACCGTTTGTATTGACCGCAAACATAAATTTGTGGACACCAGAGTGTTTCTTCTCAGGGTAGTGAGCATCGTTAGCTAATGTGCAACGAATGTCATACTGTTTCCTGAACAACTCAATCATGGTGAAATTATATTCACGTTGAGCGTGTTGGTCTGAGTTATCGCTAGCGCGATACGAAAACTTTTCGTGTGGATGTAGTTCGATGAAGAATCTATCCTTACCAAAGATATCATACATTTCTTCAAACAAACTTTTCATCTTATCTATTTCACCACGGAAATAATACTTAGCCCACGGAGAAATGATACACGTAGTTGTGGCAATGATGCCTTCGTTATACTTACGAAGCAATTCTAGATCAATACGTGGCTTGCCATAGAAACCTTCTTTAGCGGCAAGATAATTAAGGTGATAAATATTTTTTAAGCCGGTATCATTTTCAGCAAGCAAAATTAGATGTGGATTTGCTTGCCTCTTTCTCGTTTCGGCAAGACGTTCTTCCTTCGTCATTCCCTCTTTTTCTTCGTCGGTGAGAGATTTGACGTGTCTATCCTCAACGAAATAAAACTCTGCACCGAGTATTGGTTTAATACCATACTTGTCGCAAGCAGTCTGAAACTCATAATGACCAGCACATGTCCCGTGGTCTGAAATTGCTAAACTTTGCATTCCAATTTCAGCAGCTCTCTTAGCGTTCTGAGATGGCTTGCCGATTCCATCTAGTAAACTATATGACGAATGACAATGCGTGTGCGTAAAAGTTGTCACTGGCTTACTGTAATCATACATATTTTTTCAACCTACCTGTTATTGTGTTTCTAGCTACCTTAAAATGTTTTGCAATTGATCGGAGTGACATTCCTTCTATATAATATACGACATTTTGGGGTGTTTGTCAAGCATAATATACTACTTCCACTCCTGCTTCTTCAAACATTTGAATGCTACGTTTCATTTTCTCTTCCCACTGATCTCCTTTAGTGGAAGAAACTGAATTGCAAATCACCTTCTTGATACCAGCATTTATGATTGCTTGAGCACAATCACAACACGGAATACTACAGGTCATATACATTACTGTGTTTTTTGTGGATACACCAATACGTGCGGCATTGACGATGCTGTTAAGTTCAGCGTGAGCGAACCAATAATATTTCTCAGGTCTTTTTTGTCTTTCTGGTATACCATCTATTATACCTCTAGGGAAGGAATTATAACCGGTAGAAACAATCTCATTATCTTCACCTACCAACACCACACCTATCTGAGTGTTTCTATCTTTTGATTTAAACTTTACTTGATTTGCTATACGTATGAAGTAATCACTCCACTCCATTTTCTGTTTCGCCTTCTATCGTTGGGTCTACAGATTCTCCCAACAATTTTTTGTTCTTCTTGCAGATGAGACACAACCAATCAACCATGTATCCGATTTCAATGCATTTCCTTGCACCTTTGATATCTTCTCTGTTAATAAAAAATTCTTCTTTTTCTTCTATCAAGCATCTGTCACATACTCTTTTTATTTTAACGCCCATTGATTTTCCTCAAGTTAAACACGCTGAATGAATAGACTCAACTTTTCATTATTTGCACGTGTAACCATATCTCCTGTCCCCCTACTCTTACCGTTCCATACAGCAATCAACCCTTCAGCATATTCAGCCATTTGTTGATTTCTAATAGGGCCGGCGCCACGACCAAATTTATTCCAGTCAGCAGGAAATCTAGAGATTGGTATATTGTTTTGCTTTGCCCAGAGTTCTCCTAATGAATCAACTCCATCGGCACAACCACAAACAACCTCTGTTATTGGATAACCAGACTCTTCTATAGCTTTCTTAACAACACTATATGTGTGAAAGTTACGGCCGCCAGCTATAATCACTTTCATTATTCGTTACATTCTCCAGTTGTAGGATCATAAACCATCTTTTCAGTTTTGTTGTTCCACAACTTTCCATTTCGTTCTTCATACTTTATCAGTTGACCAGATGTAAAATACTTACTCATTTCTTCTATTGTTTTAAAATCCTCGGCCAGCTTGCGCAAAGTGCCATAAAAGTATGTGCCTGGTTTAACCACATACTTCTTTGCGGGCTGGACTGGTATATTCACAGAGTAAGCCTTTCGTTTTTGGTTTCTACGATGACGTTCATGTTGTTTCGTTGCCTCCGTTTTGTATCTTTCTTCTTCGTATTGAGTTGCATATGCTTTCATTTTTTCTGTCTGTTTTTCTTTGAGTTCATTTTCATGTTCTTCTTGTCTTATACGTCTGTTAATGCCGGTGATGACACCTCTAGTCTTAGACATAGGATTCCTCTCTAATTACACCTTGCATGACCACATTCTATACACGAACCACACCCATTCTCATTCTTCCATGTTTGTTGAGCACACTTAGGACACTTCTCTAACTTTGACACATCTTCCTCTTTCAACGGATTAGAGTTAGCATATTCTCCATTCATAACAAACTTCTCAAGAGCAATAGCAACTGCTTGTGCTCGTGATGTTATTGTATGTCTCCTACCAGCATCTACATCATGCCACCATACAGGAGCAGCAGAAGATTCAATCTTCTTTAAATGTTCGATTACAAACGAAATATCATCTACATTTTTCATAAGAGCAGAAAGCAACACAGTGATCGTCTGGATCTCAGGGTTGTCTGCTCCATAGCTGGAAATAAATATCTCATAAGGCATTTCTGGATTGTCTGGAAACGGATTAATTGTTATGTATAGTTTCTCATCGGGGCCAGATGGAATCTTAAAAGTCTTACCCTGAATAACGATTGGTCGTTTTGGTCTTTGTTTAGGTTCAGGGAGTGGAGACTTCTTAGGTTCTGTAATTAAAACACCTTCACGGCTTCCTTCTCTATATACCGTAATACTCTTAAGGCCCAGTTTCCAAGCATTAACATAAATGTCAGCAATGGTTTCTGGTTTGGTTTCGTTGGGCAGATTAACAGTAGATGAAATACTGTTGTCTACATACTTTTGAATGACTGCTTGTAGTTTGACTCTGAAGTAAGGATCAACATCGTGGGCGGTGACAACATGCTTTGGAAGGGCACTATCATCCGTGAACATTTCATTAATGATTTTTGGATACGTTTTAAACTCCTTGAACGCCTTGCCATCCTGTTGTCTAACTCGTCTAGTATAGGACGTAGCAAAGATAGGTTCGATACCTGACGATACCTGACCAATGATGCTACCACTACCTACGGGAGCGACTGTGAGTAGGAATGAATTGCGGATGCCGCTCTTATGACACTTGTCTACAGTCTGTGCAGACACTCCACCCATCCAATTTGTTATAAACTCACTCTTCCAATTAGCAACTTCCCACCAAGGAAACGCACCCTTTTCTTCAGCTAACTCAACAGATGTTTCATAAGCAGAGTCACGATAAACTTTCATAACTTTTTCTACTAACTCAAGAGCTTTTTCAGAATCATATTTGATACCAAGTCTAATAAGACAATCAGCCAAACCAGTGATTCCCAATCCAATACGTCTTTCATTAAGTGCAGTTTCTTCTTGTTGCGGCAGAGCATGTTTCCCCTTATTCCAGTCTATACAGTTGTCGAGAAACCTTACCGCTGTTTTGATATCGTTTGCAAAATCACCAAAATCAAACGTTACTTCATTACTGTTTGATTCAATTCGAGCATATCTATCCAAATTCATATGACCCAACAAACAGTTAGCATACGCTCCTAGAAATTGTTCACCACAAGGATTCGTAGTAATAGCTGGATTCACATAATGAAGTGCATCATTTTTTCTATGGTTGTCTATGAAGAATATTCCCGGCTCAGCGTGCTCGTGTGCATTCTTAATAATTGCATCCCATATTTTCTTGGCGGAAACTTTCTTCTTTACAGAAGGTGTACCATCAACGGGCCAGCGTTGTTCATAATTCTTACCACTTTCTAATGCTTCTAGAAACTCATCAGTAATTTGTACTGAAATGTTGGCGTGTTCAACCATCTTATATAGATTGTTGTGTCCGTCACCCTCTCCTTCTAAATACTGTATCTCACCAAGAATCTTCTTGATATTGATAAAATCTAATACATCGGGGTGATGTACGTTGATCGTTATCATCAGAGCGCCTCTACGTAACTTCTGGTGGACTGTGTTAGTACTGTTGGACATGAGGTCCATGAATGAACAAGCACCGGGAGAGACACCGCCAGAGTTCTTTACAGGAGTTCCTTTCGGACGGAGAATAGATATGTCCGTACCTACTCCACCTGTTGAACGATACGTAAGAGCAGATTCCTTCATCCAATCGTAGATGCCTTCAATGGAATCTTCCTTGTGGGGAATCACATAACAATTTGTATTGCTAACCTTTTCTTCTCTACCAAGGGCATACATGATACGGCCACCGGGAATGAATTTGAAGTCTGATAATAGATCATAAAACTTTTGGCTCCACACCTTTGACTCAGTATCAATATCACCTGCAGCGACAGCTATACGTTGCCACATTTCTTCCGGTGTGTTTTCACCATCAAGCAAATATTTGTCAGCCAAAACACTAGCTGCCAAATTATCACCACCATAATATTCTGTTAATTGTTCAATCTTGTTAGACAAGTTTCTTCTCCCTTGGGCTACATACGAATCGTGCCTCTAAAATGTTTTCAAATAAGTCTAAGTATTGTTCATCGGTTACTATTTCATTCATATGAATATCAAACACTTGATAATTCAATCCGGCCATATGTTGATATATATCTAGTGTTGTAGCATTATACAGATTCAACATATAACTATGAACCTCCAAAAAAATCAAGGGCCTATATTTCATAATCGTTTTGATAGACCCTACTAACACTTTATACTCATATCCTTCTACATCAATTTTGATTGTATCTGGTTCTAAACCAGCTTCTCTATCGACAAAATCTGAAAAGGCATCAAGGGTTACGAGTGTTGTCTTTTGTTGGTCACCAGTTTTACTAACGACAAAGTTAGGAATTTCCTTTTCATATTCGACGACAAAAGTATGAGACTTCTCTTCTAGAAGAACACCTGCTTCACCATTTGTGTCACCAACAAAATAAGGAAACACTTTGATTCTATCGTGTTGACCGTTGTGATTCAAAATCTCAAAACAAATATTTGTTCCCCACGGTGACGGCTCAAAACAAAAAGATATCTTATCGGTTTCTTCAGCATTGTTGTTAACAAAAACATGTGAGAAGAAACCAACGTTTCCTCCCACATCAAACAAACACTTTTTATTTTCGGTCAAGTCGATAAAGTTTTTTATCTCCCACCCTTGACCATTCTTATCATCCCACTCAGTATTATATGCTGTGATAATACCTTCGTGTTCAGGTGGTAGATCTAACTTAACTTTGTTTTGGACTTCGTAGATCATTAAATGCCAGAACTATTTTCATTATTTGTTTCACCCAACTTAATATCACCACTAAGGTTTTCTTCTCTGAAGAGAGATACAAAATCTTCTTCTGGGCCGTCGTGGATTGCTGCGTCACCTTCATCCTCAACATCTTCTTCATATGTATCATACAACCTAACACAGATATGTTTACCTTTGCCAGCAGTATTTTCTTCAGGAAACAACTTCTTCTTCAACCAACCGACAAGAGTATCAGCAACCAAAACTCTAGGAGCATAACGATATGCCTCTTCAAATTGATACTGATCTATAATGTCATCATTTAAAAGTTTTTCTAAACACACATTATAAGATACGTGTAGCTGGGTTTCAAACTCGTCTTGATTAAACTTCCATTCTTGAATAACCATTACTCTTCTTTCTTTATTACGTTTTTAGCGGATTCATAACCGTCTTTGAAAAAACCTTTGCCGAAGTGAACACCGGGAGCGCTTTCATACGTTCTTACAACAGCATAATACTCACGACACTTAGGGCACTTAACTTTCAATTGATCCTCACCCTCATTCTTAAATCTATCATATTCCTTAAAGGTGAGTGCTTGGTCAAAACCATTTTCACATGTCGCACAACTAAAAGTGTACGTTGGCATTACAGACTCTTCGTACCTTTTCTCTCAGCATGATGGATCACATCAACGTTACCGTTTTCTTTAGCGTGTAAAACTTCAAACTCAATCTCAACATTTGTTCCCATCACTTCTTGCTCAAGCATTCTGTTTGCCATGATTCTGGCATCATCTGCTGAGTGTTTGTTTCTCATCAAAACCATTGCTGTTGAAACTTCTGTATGAGAGTTACCCCATCGACGGGTTCTCATAATCGTAAATTTTTCTATCATGTTACATAATCCTTCTTATCTCTGTATTCGTCATAAACATTTCTCAACTTATCTGGTGCATTCAAAATTTGATCGACGCGGCTTCCGACAGATATACCACCGTGTGTGGCATTACCTTGTTCCAAAGTAATCATACTTCTAGCATAATCAATATCAATGTCAAAGTTGACACCAGCTTTACCGGCACGGTTCTTACCAATATGAAACTTCCTTTGTGAGAATGTAGCGAAGAAGTCAGATACGTGAACCTTACTAATTGCCTCACCCACCTTATCAATTGTGATAATATCGTCGTTGAAACCTTCTCTGTTAGACTGTGTAGCAGTCCAGATAGGCAAACGTGTTTCCATAGCGAAACCACGCAAATCTTCATAGATACTTTCAAGTTCATATCTCTTTTGTTCATAACCCTTACGACTTCTCATAAGATCACCATAGTCAATGATGATTAGGTCTGGTTCAAACCCCGAAGAAATAAGTCTACCCATATGAAACTTGATAGTGTTCACCGTTGCGATCTTCGTTGGATACTCTTTGATAATAAGTTTTCCGCCACTGAATGAAGCTAACTTTTTCTCTACTTCTCCTAGTCTGGAAACGACCTGTTTGATCGGTACCTTCGTGATACGACTATCATAACGTGTGCCAATATTATTCTCACTTAACTCAAACGTATAATGAATCACATTCTTACCAGCGGCAAGAGCACCATAACCAAAGTTAACCAACAGGAAACTCTTACCAACGCCCGTGGGAGCCATTACAACACCTAACTCGCCACCAGCTAGCCCACCATCCAATACATCAAGATGATCAAGAGCATCAAATCCTGTGGGACAAGCATTAGGTCTATGGTTTGCTGTAGATCTAGATTTTAGAGACTCAAAATACTTATGACCAATATCTTGTTCCGTAGTGATCTTCAAAGAATCCTCAATGGTCTTTTGGATTTCTTCAAACTTTCCATCCTTAAGCAATTCGACTGACTTAAGAATGGCATTCTTCATTGATTGATTCTTACAAAACTCAAACGCTGTTTCCTTAGCGTGTTCGATTTCTGTTCGATTGACTTTCTTTTCAATATCTTTTAAGACCTCAATAGTAGCATCTTTCTGGTCACTCTCTGGATAGTGGGAAATCTCTAACCTCAACATTTCATATGTTGGAGGCGAATCATACTTGTTAAAGAGTTTCCTTATCTCTATCCACAAAACCTTATGTGCATCGGATACGAAGTAATCTTCTTTCAAAATTTCAAAAATCTTTTCAAAGAAAATCTTATCGGTTATCGTTCCTTGCAAAACTCGATTTTGAAATTCCTTCGATCCAAAAACACTAAAATTATCAGCATTCGTCATGCTTGTTCTCCGTCACTTAGTAACATCCTTGTTTGTTTAATTGTTGCAAACGATCCAATCCAGTTGTCTATGTTAGAGGGTGAGATTCCTTCGGACATTAACTTAAGACGAAACTTGTATGGATTAAACTTTGGTTCTCCTTTTGCTACGATATTATAAATTGTATCTACCGACTTCAAACTTATATCGGGGGCCACTAGTTGGACGAGAGTTTGATTATCTCTGAGTAGGGATTCATGGTCGATATACTTTTGGTACTTCTTATTCTTCTTGACATTCTTCTTTGAGAAATCAATGACTGAATCTACATCGTATTCAGTCTCTTCGTGCAGGAAAGGGAAGTCTCTCTTAACACTCTTCTCACCAACACCACTAATACCTAAAATCTTATCGGACGTACAACCAACCAATGCCTTCACAAGAATATAATTGTGTGGGTAACACTTCTCATTTTGCATCATCCATTCATAGTTAACATACTCGCCCGTTGGATTCTCTTTTGTCTTAACGGGTCTAAAAATGGTGGTGGTCTTGTCTACTAGTTGGTAGTAATCCTTATCATTTGAAACGATAATTTTTTCATACTTATCTTTCAAAACCTTCTTACATAGATAGGCAATCACATCATCAGCTTCTAAATACTTGATTGCTAATTGAGTTACTGGTAGGTTGTCCAAACAATCTTTAAGAAGCAACAGTTGTCGTATAAAACTATCCCTCTCATCTTCTTCAGAGTATTCAAAATACTTTCTGTTTAGACCAGTAAACTTGCGACCCTCTTTGTACGACGATAGTGTCTTACGACGACGTTCTGCGGATTGTTCACCTTCCCACGCAATAACTACATGGTCAGGCTTGTGCTTTTCTATAGATGATCTAATCGACGCTAGACTCCCATAGATACCAGAAACCAAATCGCCATTGTCATTTGTAATGGCAAAGGCCGAGAAGTTTCTAACATACATATTCAACATGTCAATTATTAAAACAGTTTCTTTCATAAACCTTTATCCTATTTAATTTTCAGTTACTATATCATTTACATACACCAACATTGCTTCCTCAAATTTATATGGTGCTACAGATGGAGACTCTAATATATCAATTCGATTTGTCCATCGTGGAGCCATTGTGTCTCTCACTTGATACAAACCATCTTTCTTGCCAGTCCCTTGTAACACAACGTAGTCACCGTAGTTCAAATGTCCACCGTTCGACTTCAACAAATCTCTACTGACTGCTACATACCTATATGAACTTGCCTGATCTATCTTTATGATCGTGCCGTCAGCTGTAATGTTTGGTGTGCTGTCGGTCTGTTTAGAAACAGGGTGATACATCGTGACCTTGACTCTTGTCGCTGTTAATAGTTCTAACCGTTTCTTAAGTCGCTCAACCTCTAATCTCAAAATTGTTGTAGTATTCATTTCCATAACAAGTTCATAAAACATTCCACTAGCCGATTTAGTGCAATTACCCCAACTTCTTTTGCTAACAATGTCTTTATGATACAGATGTAAACACAACATAACAAGACACAATACTAAGAAGTTTTTAGCTTGTCTTGAGAAAAAATATAGTATTCTATGAAGATAATTCTTGGTTGTCATTCTTGTCATCGTAATCTAAATATGACCCTATCAATTCCAAAAAACACTGTTGGGAATATATATTTCAAATCGTTAAATCCGGCGGAGTGTCGTCATTTTTTGGGTCCGAATAATCGTCAATTACTTTCTGTAGAAGAGTGGTCAATGATTTTGAATATGCCTCAATAGCATCTTTATAATGTATCAATGTCAACTCTCTTACATCGCTATCTTCTTTCATTAATTCTAATGCCTGTAACTTTATTTTACATTCACTCTCAATAACTTCAATACACCCTCTTACCGTTTCGATTTTGATTTTCATCGCATCAGTAAACTCAGGATTAAGATTAGATTCTAAATCATATTCCATTAGACAGACCTCAACAATGTCTTAACATAAGCTAGATCTTTTTGTAGTGCTTGCTTGATCTTGGTCTTATCAGCACCTTCTACATTACCCAAATAGAAATGTTCACGTTTGAGATAGTCAATCATGTTACGATATAAGATCGAAGCAATGTAAGCACCATTGCCACCCTTCTTCAATGTCTTTGACAATTCCCGTAGAACAAACTTCTTTTCATCAAACTTGATTTCATCTAGTTCTGAAACTCTTGAGAAATGTTCGGGCCGTGGTAGTGCCGGTTCCTTCTTCTTCGGTTTGATTTTTTTAGGTGGATCATCAAGAAGAGAAGTGTCTTTCTTGTTCTTCCTTTTAAGTCTAGATGCTACAGGTGTACCAGAAGTAGATTGTAATTCTCCCTTTACCTGTTCCTCAAAAGTTTCTTGAGTTTTAATGCGGGGTGCAGCTTTCTTGCGGGGTGTTGTTTTCTTACGAGTTGAAACCTTTTCGCGGGGCATTACTTCCTCACTGAATGATTAGGTTGACACCTATGGCAAGGCACATATAAAACAAAATCGTGCCGATAAGTATCATCTTGTAGTGGTCAGAGTTGTGTTGTTTCATATATATAATATACCACATTTAAGGGGGTTTGTCAAGCATTAAAT